ACTTGTCAATTCAGCGTAAGGGTCTGGCCCCCTATGAGGCCGTGAACCGTTTGCAAGTGGTGGCGTTCTCGAATGAACGCATGGCGATAACCATCCCTTCAAATGACCGCCGGTGGTTTGTATTGTGGTCTGACGCCCTTTGCATGGACTCTGACGCCGCCGCCCGTATGTGGGCATGGTACAAGGCGGGCGGGTTTGCGGCGGTGGCGGCGTGGCTTGCCGCCCGTGACGTGTCGGCCTTTAACGCCGGTGCTGCCCCTCCGATGACTGAGGCTAAGGCCATCATGGTCGAGACGGGCATGAGTGGCGCTGAGTCGTTCCTTGTTGAGATGATGCGCTCTCGCATTGGTGAGTTCGCCGCCGGTGTGCTGGGTGGCCCGTGGCAGTCGGTCTGCGACCGCCTGACTGGACAAGCCCCGACCGGCATGAAATTGCCCGTGGCGGCTTTGTTGCATGCCTTCCGTGAGTCGGGCTGGGTTGATATGGGTCTGCTCAAGTCGCGGGCGCACACGACCAAAAAGCACATTTTCTGCGCCCCTGATATGGTCAACCGTGGCAAGTCAGAATTGAGAGACGCGGTGCAAGTGTTGCCGGATTCTAAAATCGCACCGTTGGTGCGGTTGGTGAAGTAAAAAAGAAGGCCCCGATTAAGGGGCCTTTTTAATGGTGTGGCAACCGTTACAGATCAAGGAGAATTGACAGTAACGCGCCCAGTATAAGCGCAATTAGTAAAACCATCAATAACTCCTTGTCATGGCCTCCAACGCGCCTCTGTTGAGTAATCTGCGCGCCTCTTGCCCCTCGGCTTGAGCGCGTTTGTACTCGTGTTCATTGGCCTTGCCTAATTCGTGCTGATAGCCTAAGTCGATGTAGTAATGCTCGGCGTACGTCAACGGCCTAAACGGTGCCAATGCTTCGGCGATAACTGGGTGGGTCATTTGAGCGCCTCCGTCAAGATACACTGAGCCGTGTCGATGTCACCCAGCTTAAGGGCGTCAAGGGCTTGCACAATGGCTTGTTTTGCCGTGATCTTGCGCGCCTTTGGTGCCGGTGGCGTCCAGTCGGGGTCAAGTTCCTCCAGCACTTCAGGAAACGCGCCATCGTAAAGCGCGGGCGTGCCGTGATAGTTTGCGCAGCCGTGCGCGCAGTCAATCATGCGGCGGCGCTCATTTAATCGGGTATAAGCGCGTACGTATTCACACGCGCTCATGTTTGGGTTCCACTTTGGATAATCGCGCTTCTCACTGACTGTTTTAACCTTGGGCGGCTTGTCCATATCGGCGCGGTATTGCATCGCGTTTTCAGGCTTGCATTTTACTTTGATGCCGTGGTGTGTGAATTCGATCATGTTATACATCCCAGTCTTCGGTTGAAATTTTGATGTTGCAAAAGTCGGCGTGCGCCGCGTGGATATGCTCACGCATGAGCGTACAGATGGTTTCGATTAACTCGCTACCTACTAGGTCGTTAATCGTGACCGTGGCGAACGGTTCGGCCTCGATGCCTTCCGGCGTGAACGCGTTGCCACGGTGAAACGTTATTTTTGTGCGGTCGTAATGGTTCATAATTTTTTAATCCGATAATCTGCGGGGTTAAAGTCTGCAAGGTGTTTGCATGAGGCTTCAAAGGCCATATCGTCAAGAAAGCCCGCAAGTTCTGCGGCGGCTTCGGCGTAAGTGTTGAACTGAACCGGCTCCACGCCGTCCTCCGTCCAAGTGTTTTCCCATTGATTGAGAAAAGTCAGGGTTTGTACTTCGTAGGTCATGCCGTCACCTCAAAATCTAAGTCTGCGCTGATAAAGTACAAAGACCGCCCATCCTTCAATTGAATGTAGCAATAGGCGTGGTCGTCTGGGTCTGCGGGGTCGTCGCCTTGCGTTGCGCCCTCTAGTTCTGCCGCGCTGATATAAACAATGTCGCCTAAGGTGTCGTACTTCTCAAAAGTAGCGGAGGCGGGCACCGATAACCCCTCCTCTGCTAGATCGTCTCTCATGCGTGCGGTGTAGGTCATTCCGTCACCTCCTCAATGTCCGTGTCTGTCCATTCGCCCGTGTGCAAGTAGTCGCCTTCGTCACGTTGCAACATGCCAAGGGCGATATTCTCGGCTTCGTCTCTATCCTCGGCTTCTACCTCATAATGAGCATAAGTTTCATATTTAAAACTGACTGAATAGGTTTTCATTCTGTCACCCCTTGATTGATAGTTTTTTGAATGTATTGATTCGCTTCGTCTAAAGTAGAAAAACTAAGAAAGTTGCCTTTTTTATCTACCCATTCGCGCCCGTCACTAAAAATGGCGTATTGGCCTGCGCCACAGTACACCGCCTGCCATTCTGGTTCGTCAATGGCAATATTAAGAATTCGAGCGCCGTCAAACATTTCTACAATTTCATAATCAACACCCGCGCCGTCTAAAAGTTTGTAAAGTTCTACTGGTGTCATGCTGTCACCTCAGCAAGGTTACGGCGCGCGGCTTTGTACGCGGCGCGGTTCAATAGGCGCGCGACTGCCCCCCGGTATTCCGTGGGCCAATACTGACCAACACAATAGTCAAGATCAAACCCGCCCGCCGTGCGTTCAATGGTCAAACGTTCGCCTTGACTGCATTCAACTAGATCGTCATCAGTGACGCCCGCATAGTAAGCGGAGAGAATCGCCTTACGTACGCGGTCAAGGTCTTTTGTAATGCTACGGGCTTCACTGAAATAAGCCGCCCGCCCGTCTTTATCTTGCCAGTCGCGGCAATAATCGCGGAAATCAAGCCCCGGATTTTTTGCGGCATATGCGGCGAGCAAACGGAGGGTTTGCGGTTGCGCCTCAATATCAACCCATGATGGAAAAAGTGAGAGAGTACGTTTGTTCATTTTTTAACTCCAAAGGATGTCGAAGTAGGCCAATGCGCCCACGGTTAAAAGTAAGCCGATAACTACGGCGGCGGCGATGTCATAAATTGTTTGTTTCATGGCTTAAGCCCTCCAGATTGAAAACGCGCCGTTATATTCGCGCCATGCGGTGACCGGCAACGCTAACGCGTGCCATGTACCCGCGCATTGACGCAAAACGCAAATTGTCCCTTTGGGGTGACCGGCGTTAAAGTAGTTCATTTTGTTTGTTCCTTAATTTGTGATTCGAGTTTGACAATGGCGCGCTTGACGCGCTCAATTTGTACGGGGTCACGGCTTTGCTTTAAAACGTGCCGTTGCCAAAACAGAGAGTTTTCTAATACTTTGAGGCTTGTCATAATTATTCGCTCCAGCACTCAGAAGTCACACACCGCATTTCAGAGTCAGCGCGTACCCATTCAAGCGCGGCTTTTTTAGTGTCAAAACGGCGGCGTTCAATCCATCCGTCAGCGTGGAATTGAACACAAACAATAAAACCGTAGGGGTTAAAACGTAATTTCATGGTGTTTGCCTTTACTTTATTAAATGCCGCGTTTGTTTCGCGGTATAGATATTGTAAAAGATTCTTTTACATTGTCAACAACTATTTTCTAGGTACAAACCCTAATGTGTGTGCGAATGTGTGCGGAGGGTGTGCGGCGTTTGCGTGCCTCAATGACCTACGCGCAAAGCCTTGCAACATATAGATAAAAGCCATTTGTGTGTCAATGTGAGTTATGTTTTGTTGATAACTAAAAAAAATATCTGTGTGTAAGTTTGTGTAAGGCTCACCGTTTTGGGCGCGCTTGAAAGTACCGCTCACGACTGCCCACACTGCCCACAAACTGAAAACACAAAGTTTGCTACTTTTCCCGCGTGAGTCAACGTGAGTTATAAAAAGGGAATGACTCACAATGACTCACAGACCATGCGACACAATGACGCAGTGCAACATGGCCGTGCAAACCATGGCTCACAATGACCCACGGCCAAAAGGGATTTTGCTTGAGGGGGAGGGGGTAGGGCCGAGCGCAAAGGGCCAGCAAAAACGTAGCGTCTGCAAACAATTTTTTTTCTTACAGAATTTTTATTTTTTGTTATATGATCACGGCACACGTCAACACGCATGAAGATTCTGTGGATTGCCCCCGGCAAGTTGTTGCAACCTTGGCCACACCCCCTAGAGTGAGACATCAAGAGTTTTCAGCCGTGTTGACGTTGGCTCTATAGGAAGATGCTATGTTCCACTCGATTCCATTTACACCGCGCAAGGTCGAAGCGACCGAATCGCGTCTGAAGGCTGTCTATGACGCAGCCAAGCTCGGCCTCAAAGGCGACGCACTCGCGCTGGCCGCAGGCATGCTGCCCCAAGAATACCGACAACTCACGCAACTTGACCCCGTGGTAGAACTGGCCGCGCAAAAGGGCAAGGCAGACGCTGAGATAGAGATGTCCCGAGTCTTACACCAAGCGGCCAACAACGGCGACGCTAAATCAGCGCTTGAGATCCTCAAACATCAACACGGCTGGGTGGCCAAGCAGGCTATCTCGGTTGAGGTCGACCAGCGCATCTCCATCACTGGCGCACTGGCCGAGGCGCAGAAGAGGGCGCTGACAGTCGAAGACGCAAACATCATAGAAGCCCAAGTCCATGCAATCGACCATATACAGCGCTGAAGACGAACAGGAACTCATGGCGCGGCTATGGGCGCCAGCAATCAAGGATAACCCACTGGCGTTCGTCATGTTCGCGTTTCCTTGGGGTCAGCCTGGCACACCACTGGAACATTTCAAAGGCCCACGCAAATGGCAGCGCGAGGTACTTCAGCAGATCGCCACGCACATACAAGAGAACAAAGGCAAGGTCGACTTCAACACCTTACGGCACGCTGTCTCATCTGGCCGTGGTATTGGTAAGTCAGCCCTAGTCTCATGGATCACGATTTGGATGCTTACAACCCGCATCGGCTCCACGACCATCATCTCGGCCAACAGTGAGTCTCAGCTCCGGTCGGTCACATGGGCTGAGATTACCAAGTGGCTGGCGACTGCCATCAACAGCCATTGGTTTGAAGTGTCGGCCACCAGACTGATGCCCGCCAAGTGGCTCACGGAATTAGTCGAGCGTGATCTTAAGAAGGGCACACGCTACTGGGGCGTTGAGGGGCGGCTGTGGTCAGCGGAGAATCCCGACGCTTACGCGGGTGTCCACAATTTTGACGGTGTGCTGGTCGTGTTCGACGAGGCGTCTGGTATTGACGACAGCATCTGGGCGGTAACAAGCGGATTCTTTACAGAGAACACGCCTAACAGGTTTTGGATGGCGTTCTCCAACCCGCGCCGCAACACGGGGTACTTCTACGAGTGCTTTAACAGCAAAAGGGAGTTCTGGTCAACCAAGGTGGTGGACGCGCGCACGGTCGAGGGGACGGACAAGCAGGTCTATCAGCAGATCATCGACGAATACGGCCCTGAGTCATCCCAAGCGCACGTCGAGGTCTACGGTCAGTTTCCGTCTGAGGGCGACGATCAGTTCATCTCGGCCTTGTTGGTTGACGAGGCTATGAAGCGGCCCAAGTACAAAGACCAAAGTGCCCCAATAGTGATTGGCGTTGACCCCGCACGCTTTGGCGCGGATGCGACAGTCATCGCTATTAGGCAAGGACGGGACATTATCTCGATACAACGCCATCGGGGCGACGACACTATGACGGTGGTCGGGCATGTGATCGAGGCGATTGAAGAGTACAAGCCAACTCTGGTCGTGATTGACGAGGGTGGGCTGGGCGCAGGCATTGTGGATCGGCTCAAGGAGCAGCGCTACAAGGTCAAGGGCATCAACTTTGGTAATAAGTCAACGAACCCCATCATGTACGGCAACAAAAGGGCTGAAATGTGGGGCAAAATGAAAGATTGGTTGAAAACAGCCTCAATTCCGCTTGACAGGTTCCTGAAAACTGATCTAATTTCGCCTATGATGAAGCCCGACTCCAAGGGTACTATTTTCTTGGAGTCGAAAAAGGACATGAAGGCGCGCGGTTTGGCGTCACCAGACGCGGCTGACGCGATCTGCGTGACTTTTGCCTTCGCCGTGGCCCACCGTGAGGCGCGTGAACCCACGCAGCGCCGCACATACAGTGATCGAAGCGTGGTTGCAACTTCTTGGATGGGGTCGTGATGGCTAAAAAAGGCGTATCTCTAAGTGTCGGACGCGGTGAAAAACTGCCCACCAGCAAAGGCGCTGGCCTGACGGCCAAAGGGCGTGAGAAGTACAACGCCGCGACTGGCTCGAACCTCAAGGCGCCAGCACCCAACCCCAAAACTAAGGCAGACCAAGGTCGCAAGGACTCATTTTGTGCAAGGATGGGCGCAGTAGCGGCCAACGCCAAGGACGGCGAACGCGCTAAAGCGGCTCTTAAACGATGGAAGTGTTGATATGGCTACTAAACCTGGCTTGTATGCCAATATTGCAGCAAAACGTGAGCGCATAGCCGCTGGCAGCAAAGAAAAAATGCGCCAGCCAGGCGACAAGGGCGCACCGACCGCCAAGGCTTTTAAAGAATCTGCTAAAACTGCGAAAAAGAAATAATCATGGCAAATACCAAACCCATTGGCGTGGCATACGAAGACCAAAACATCATTGGTGCTGATATTGTTCAAGCTACCAACATTGCCACCACTGGCACAATTGGCTATGCGGCTGGTGCATACGACACCGTAACGCAGACCAACAACAAGACTACAGCAGTCACGATCAACACGCCTTCTGGCCAGATCATCACGGCTAACGCGCAGATGGCCCCTAGCGCCAATGCGGTGTTTGTGGTCAATTGCAGCACAGTCAGCACCAAAGACGTGGTGGTAATCAGTGTGGCTTCTGGCGGCACTTTGGGTGCATACAACGTGTTCATTGTGGCCGTTAGCAATGGCTCGTTCACGGTAGAACTCAAAAACGTGACCAACAATGCGTACAGTGAAGCTATTCACTTGAACTACGCTATTTTCCACACGGAGACTTAAATGCCACTCGTCAAGTCCAAAACTCCTGAAGCCTTCCGCAAGAACGTCAAAGCTGAAGTGCAAGCCGGTAAGCCCGTCAAGCAGGCCGTGGCCATTGCTTACTCAGTCAAACGCGCGGCAGAGAAAAAGAAAAAATGAAAGCACTCCAAGACTGCATCATCATTGAGCGCGATGTTGAGAAACATCCCTTGTTTGTATTGCCTGCGAACTCACAGACCGAAACCGGCATTGCCGTGGCTGTTGGGCCAAAATGCCTAGACATCAAGGTCGGTGACCATGTATACTTTGGCGTAGGGCAAGAATTTAAACAAGACGGCAAGATGTATGTCGTCATGCGTGAGCCTCATATTTTAGGGGTTTTGGAATGAATGATCCAACCGGAATAGTCGCAGCCGCTAACGTAGCTGCTGGCGGCAAACCACCAAAGTCTGATTCAGACATTCTGACAACCGCCCGCGCTCGGTTGGACATGGCTGTCGCCGCACTGGCTGAAAGCCGCGAAGATGAAATTGACGATCTGCGCTTTTATGCCGGTTCTCCCGACAACCACTGGCAGTGGCCTGCTGACGTGCTGGCTACCCGTGGCGCGGTGCAAGGTCAGACAATCAACGCCCGCCCAACGCTCACAATCAACAAACTGCCGCAGCACGTTCGTCAAGTGACGAATGACATGCGTCAGAACCGCCCAGGCGCGAAGGTCATCCCAGTTGATGACAACGCTGACGTGGAAGTGGCAGACATTTTCAACGGCATGATCCGCCATATTGAGTACATCTCCGATGCTGACGTAGCCTACGACACCGCTTGCGAGAATCAAGTGTCCTACGGCGAAGGCTACATCACCCTGATGACCGAGTACTGCGACGAAAACACATTCGATCAAGACATCAAGATTGGCCGTATTCGCAACTCGTTCAGCGTCTACATGGATCCTTTGATCCAAGACCCAACGGGTGCAGATGCCAAGTATTGCTTTATCACTGAAGACCTGACAAAAGCAGAATATGAGCGCCAGTACCCAGATGCTGCGCCTATCTCTACCTTGCAGTCCCTCGGTGTAGGTGACCAGTCAATCAGCAACTGGCTCAATGAAGACACTGTACGCATTGCCAGTTATTACTACATTGACTACGACAAAACCAAGCTGAATTTGTACCCTGGCAACCAGTCGGCTTTTGAAGGTACGCCCGAGGACAAGATGCTCAAGGGCATGTTTGGCAAACCTGTAAAATCACGCATGTCTGAGCGCCCACGGGTGATGTACTGCAAGATCAACGGTTATGAAATCCTCGAACAAAAAGAGTGGGCTGGCAAATGGATCCCTGTGATCCGTGTTGTTGGCAACGAGTTTGAGGTTGATGGCCGTCTCTACATCTCTGGCCTTGTGCGTAACGCCAAAGATGCCCAACGCATGTATAACTATTGGGTGTCTCAGGAAGCTGAGATGCTGGCTCTGGCCCCCAAGGCTCCTTTTATTGGCTACGGTGGCCAGTTCGAGGGCTATGAGGACAAGTGGAAGACAGCCAACACAAACAACTGGCCATACCTCGAAGTAAATCCTGACGTTACAGACGGCCAAGGCGCAGTCTTGCCACTACCCCAGCGGGCACAGCCGCCAATGGCCTCTAGCGGTCTATTACAGGCCAAGGCAGGCGCATCTGAGGACATTAAGTCCACAACCGGTCAATATAACGCCTCTTTGGGCATGGGAAGCAACGAACGCTCTGGTAAAGCCATTCTGGCTCGCCAGCGTGAGGGTGATGTAGGTACTTTCCACTACGGGGATAACCTGACCCGTGCCGTGCGCCATGTGGCCCGTCAGTTGGTGGACTTGATTCCCAAGATTTACGACACACAACGCATTGCTCGCATCATTGGTGAAGACGGCGAGACTAAGATGGTCAAG